CGCAGTCCTGCTTGCCCAGCTTCTTCGAGCCCGTGTAGGGGATACTGAAGCGGCTCGCTTCCTTCGCGACACGTCCGGTCAGAAACCTGTGGATAACGTCGCGATCGGCAACCTTGACGACAAGCCTTTCTCCACCCTGGATCTGAGTTCCCTCACCGATGAGCAGCTCAAGGAGATGGTGGCGGGTAGTCACGAGGAATCCGAAGAGGACTGACCCCCCATCGCCCTTTTGGGGGTATGGGGGTCTTATGTGAATTCTGTCTGGCCCCCAAATGATATCCCTGAAAAGGTGGTTAACATAATTCATGGATGAGCAGGAGTTCACCCCAGAAGAGAAAAGAGAAAAGTTATTCGCTGAGCTGGCTCGAAGAGAGCTGGCCCGGCGTTTTTATTCCGAGTATCTGGCGTATGTGCAGGGGCGGGCGTGGAAGAGAACACGGATGTCTGAGTACATCGCGAACAAGGTACAGGACTTTATCGAGGAGGATACCGGCCACGCGTATGATCTGCTGGTGATCGAGACTCCTCCGCAGCACGGCAAGAGCGCCACGGTGACGGAGTCTATTCCCTCGTGGTATTTAGGCAAGCACCCGAATAACCGCGTCATCCTGGCGAGTTACGACAGCGACTTTGCCGAACGCTTCTGCAGGCGGAACAAGGAGAAGATCAAAGCGCACGGCCAGAATCTGTTCGGCATCTCGATCGGCAACATCGACCGGGCGGCTGAGTTCGAGCTGAGCAACGGCAAGGGCAGGCTGATCAGTCGAGGCATCATGGCCGGCATCACTGGTAACCCGGCGAACCTGGTCATCATCGACGACCCGGTGAAGAACCAGCAGGAAGCAGACAGCCCCACTTATCGGGCGCGGGTTTGGGAAGAATGGCAGTCGTCCATCAAGTCCCGTCTCGCCGCCGGTGGGAAGGCCATTGTGATCATGACCCCGTGGCATGAGGACGACCTGGCCGCAAGACTGCTGGCCAGCGAGGTGAACGCCAGGCTGATCCGGCTCCCCGTCGAAGCCGAGGCGAACGACCCGCTGGGCCGGAAGATCGGAGAGCCGCTGTGCCCGGAGCTGGGCAAGGACGAGAAGTGGCTGGCCGATTTCAAGAAGAGTTACATCAGCGATCCCCAGGGTGGTCAGCGAGCGTGGGCTGCGCTGTATCAGTGCAGGCCGCGAGTCGAGAGCGGTAACCTGGTCCGGCGCGACTGGTGGCGGTTCTACGATCCCACCGAGACACGTATGTACGGAACGGAGATCGTGTCGGTCGACGCAGCCTTCAAAGGCGGCGACCAGAATGACTATGTCAGCATACAGGTGTGGGGGAAGTCCCGACAGGATTATTACCTGCGCTACTGTCTCAATAAGCATCTGGACTTCCCCGGGACGCTCGATGCGATCCGGTCGGTGGTCGGGCTGTACCCCAGGGCGAAGACGGTCCTGATCGAAGATAAGGCAAACGGCTCGGCGATCATCCAGACGCTGCAGCGGGAGCTGTACTGCGTCCCGGTGAACCCGATGGGCGGCAAGGTCTCGCGTGTCAACGCGATATCGGCTGCGATCGAGTCGGGCCATGTGTATCTTCCGGACCCGGCGAAGGCGGCGTGGGTGATGCCGTTCATCGACCAGTTCAGCGCGTTCCCGAATGGGGCGCATGACGACATGGTGGACGCGGCGTCCCAGGCGCTGCAGAGGCTGATATATGCGAGTGGCGCCGTGGATAAGCCGGTCATTACAGAGTATGAGCAGCGAGAGCAGAAAGCAGAAGCTGCGTTCAATGACCCGGATATACTGTTCGACCCCTATAAGGAGAAGAGTTCTTGGAGATGACGCAGCGGAGGGCTACCGGCGGTGTCGGAGAGATGCTCGTCGCGGCGGCGTTTCTGAAGAGAGGCATCCCGGTGTATCGCCCGGTGGTCGACGTCGGCGTCGATCTGGTGGCTGATATCAACGGAAAGATGCAGCGGATACAGGTGAAGAGTACGGCGGACGAAGGCCGGTCTCTTCATCTCCACCTTAACCGGAGGGCGCATTCCGGTGAGGCATCCTGGGTTCGCTACGGCAAGGACGAGCTGGACTGGCATGCGGTCTGCTGCCTCGCGCATAACTACATCGCTTTGATCCCGGCAGGCCGAGCCGGGGTGTGGCTTACGTTTGAAGAAGGGAAAGCCGGAGAACGTCTGGCTGACTTCGAGATAGACACGGTGATTGATCGGCTATTGGAGGAAAAACATGATTGAATTCTTGTGCGGGTTTCTGAGTTTCGTTCTGGCGTTCGGCATTTTTATGCTGGGCTTTTTCTTTGGCCGGAAGAGCCAGGCGCCCGCGGTTAAAGCAGATCCGGGCGAAACAGAACAGGAGCGCATCCAGAAGGAGCGTGAACGGATGGAGCAGGATCAGGCTGCCTTCAGAGCTCTCACCGGTTACAGCGCGGATATCGCCTACGGTCTGGTCGAATTCCCCAAGGAGGGCATTGAATAATGCGTCAGAACGTAAACAACAAGACCCAGGCCTGGAAGTACTACGAGAACGGCCGGTCTTATAACAACCGTCTGGTACCGAACCTGTACCGGACGGTCAACACGAACATCGAGTTCTTCGCCGGCAACCAGTGGCTGCACATCCCGATGACCGCAGCCATGAGCCGGCTGTCCCGTCCGGTGTTCAACATCATCAAGCGTATCGCCTCCCTGTTCGTTGCGTCGCTCACCTCTTCGGCTACGACGATCACATTCGAGCCGCTGAGCTACTACGACGGGGAGAACCAGAAGGACCCGGAGACCAACGCTGCGGTCTATGCAACGGCGGAGGTCCGGAACCTTTTTGAGAAGCTGAAGTTAGACTATCGCATCCGCGACGCGCTGTTCGACGGCGCTCAGACCGGTGACTACTGTGCGCACTTCTACTGGAACCCGGACGCGCTCCCCTACGGCGGCGCCTTCGACAACGCCCGCGGCGAGATCGAGATGGAGCTGGTGGACGGCATCAACGTCATGTTCGGCAACCCGAACATCACCGACGTCGAGTCCCAGCCCTATATCCTGATCATTGGCCGCGACACCGTGGACAACCTGCGGTGGGAGGCGGAGCGTTTCAACCAGGTCAAGAACGGTATCGGCAAGGGCGGCACCGGGTCCGACAAGATCGAGCGGGACGCGATCCAGCCGGATATGGACACGCAGTGGCAGGCGGCCATCGGCGGGTACACGGAGCTGACCAGCGAGGATGACGTGAACGGCAAGGTCCTTTACGTCTACATGTATTCCAAGGTCACCAAGGAGCAGGAGGTCATCGACGAGGAGACCGGTCTTCCTGAGATGGAGGACGTCCTCGACGAGAAGGGCAACCCGGTTCCGCTGAAGGGCGAGGATGGCAAAGAGGTCATCGGTCCGGATGGGAAGCCGATGTATGAGCGGCGGAAGGTCAAGCGCCTGGTCACCACCGTGCATGTAACGAAGGCGACCAAGACCACCAACATCTTTGAGGACGTGGACACCGGTCTGACGCGCTACCCGATCGCCTGGGGCAACTGGGAGCGGCAGAAGAATCAGTACCATGGCCGTGCTCTGGTCACCGGCATCGTGCCGAACCAGATCTTCATCAACTCCATGATGGCCATGGTCTTCCGTCACCTGCAGCTGCAGAGCTTCCCGAAGACGATCTACAACGCCGACCTGATCTCCCAGTGGAACAACGAGATTGGCGTGGCCCTCGGCGTCAGTGGCCTCCAGCCCGGCCAGGACCCGCGCAGCGTTGCGACGACGCTGCAGCCGGCGGATATGTCCAACCAGATCGTCATGGCCATCGATAAGGTGATCGAGTACACCAAGGAGTGCCTCGGCGCCACGGACGCGCAGATGGGCGATATGCGGCTCGACAACACGTCGGCTCTTATGGTCCTGCAGGCGTCCTCCGAGGTCCCGCTGGAGAACCCCAGGGCGATCCTGTTCGAGTGGGTGGAAAGCATCGGCGAGATCCTTCTCGATATGATGGGCACCTACTATGGCAAGCGGCACGTCTCCCGCATGCGTGAGTTCGACGAGTTGGCCAAGGACCCGTCCGGCGCTCCGATCATCGACCCCACGACCGGCATGATGAAGACGCAGCGCGTGAAGCGCCGTGTCATGGAGGAGTTCGACTTCAGTCAGCTCAAGAAGCTGTGGCTGAATGTCTCGGTCGAGGTTGGCGCCACCACCCGGTACTCTGAGATCGCCATGGTCCAGACGTTGGACAACCTGCGCCGCGACGGTACGCTGGACCTGATCGCCTATCTGGAACGCATCCCGGATCGTCTGATCCCGCGGAAGCAGGAGCTGATCGACGATCTGAAGGCGAAGGTCGTGGAGCAGGAAGCGCAGCAGGCTGCGGAGGCGCAGCAGGCCGCTATGGCGGACCCGGGTGCGATGCCGCAGGAGCCGCCGCGTGACGCCCCCGGCAGGGCAAGACGCCCCGGCGGGGCACCGACCATAGGTGGCCCCGTCGACGCCGCGAAGGTAATCGGCAATATGCCCGCCCGTATGGAGGCCATGTATGCGGACCTCCCCAAGCGGGCACAGGCGACGCTGGCCAGTATCCAGAACGTCGATTGATTCTCTCCAGTAATTATCCTTTCGCGATAACTACTGGAGCAAATAAGTAAAAAACGAGACAGCCATAT